ACACAGGGGGTAGTCAATACCCCATCCATCCTTTATAATGAATTCATAGTTAAGAAAAAACAATGCCTTTCCAACCAACATTTTCCAACTCTGATTTGATCTCTTTCTTTAAAGACAACTATGGTAGTGAGTTTAATTATCAAGCAATCAAAGAAGCAGCAACTCATTTCAAAGTTCAAGTTCAAAGCATCTCAAAAAGAATTAAGAAGATGCCTGAGTTTAAACAAAAAACTAGAGGGAACTACACTCTAACTGTTGCTCAAGCAAAAGCACAACTTGAGAAACAAGTAGTTAAAGAAGCAAGAGATTTGATACCTCCAGTATCAGATTCTTATGTACCTTTTGGTAACTTTAAAGATGTCAAAAAGATTATTCAATCTGGCATTTTCTATCCTACATTCATTACAGGATTATCAGGTAATGGTAAGACCTTCTCAGTAGAGCAAGCATGTGCTCAACTTAAGAGAGAACTTATCAGAGTAAACATTACTATCGAAACAGATGAAGATGATCTTATTGGGGGTTTCCGTCTTGTTAATGGTGCCACAGTATGGCATAACGGACCCGTTATCGAAGCACTCGAACGAGGTGCAGTATTGCTCCTTGACGAAATCGACCTTGCCTCTAACAAAATCCTCTGCCTTCAGAGCATCCTTGAGGGAAATGGAGTTTTCCTTAAGAAGATTGGCAGATTCGTTAGACCCAAATCAGGATTTAACGTCATTGCAACCGCAAATACAAAGGGTAAAGGTTCAGACGACGGAAGATTTATTGGAACTAACGTGCTCAACGAAGCCTTTCTCGAACGATTCCCAGTTACCTTCGAGCAAGAGTACCCAACCGTCTCAATCGAAAACAAAATCCTCAAGCAATCAGGACTCGATGACGACATCTTCTGCAAACGATTAGTTGATTGGGCAGACATCATTCGTAAGACATTTAACGATGGTGGTATTGATGAATTAATCTCTACTCGTCGTTTGGTTCACATAGTCAATGCATACAAAATCTTTGGTAGCAAAGAGAAAGCAATTGAGGTATGTGTAAATCGTTTCGATGAAGAAACAAAGCAATCATTCATGGAACTCTATGATAAGGTTGATGCTGATGTAAACTTTGGTGATGATGAAGAACCATCAAACCAAGAACTACTTGATCAAATTAACTCATGACCATTTGGAAAAACTACATTGCTGCTCTTGAAGAGACATTCCCTGACCTAAAGGTTGGGGAACAATGGGCAGAGTGGGAAGGAAAAGATGCCCACCTCATTGCTAACCTTCGTTATGGTAAGAACTTTATCAAAGCAAGGGAAGCACATATAACAGATCCTAGATCTGACATCTACAACACTATACTGTATCCTAAGACAGGTGCAGATCTTCCTTGTTTTGGAATGGATCTAATGAAGTTTAGTGAGAAGAAAGTTATTCTAGTGTTCGACTTCCAACATCCAAGAGAGAAGTATCTATTCTCAGTTGATGGTCTTCCAAAAGATGATGGTAAGTATAGGTTCTTTGAGATGGGTAATCACTTCTCAGAAAACATATTCGTAAGGTATTGTAAACCTGATGAGGTTGATGAATATCTTCCAATGTTCAAACAATACTTGACAGAATACAAAAAGATGGTAGAATTAAATGATCCACAAGGAGAAGACACTACGGTGTATGCTGACTTTGACAAATACATGACCGAACTTGATCCTGTTAGAGGTTATTTAAAAGGCAAGTTTGGAGAAGAGAAGTCAGAATCCTTTGTAAATGATTTTCTATTTACCTATGGTTAATGCATGGAGTTTAGCGTATGACACACTTAACGGAACACTTGATGAGGAGTATCCTATTGTGAATCATCAATTTAAATATCATGAGGAAGAGATCCTCAAAGATATAGAAGAATACATTTCTTCAACTTACAATGGGCACTACACAGGAACTCAACATGAGTTTCGTAAAGTCCAAACAATAGACCTCATGGCATCTAGAGATCTTGCACCACATTTCTGCCAAGCAAACATACTAAAATATGGTAGTAGATATGGAAGCAAGAATGGTAAAGATAAGAAGGACTTGCTAAAAGTCATTCATTATGCTATGCTACTATTACACTTTGACAACCACTACGGACAACCATCCATGACTAGTGGTAATATTGATCACACTATGCCTTAATTATGCAACTATCTGAAGAAACAAAAGAAATCCTCAAGAACTTTCAATCAGTAAACAACTCAATCTACTTTAAAGGTGGTAGTACTATTAGTACTATCTCTGTGACTAACAACATCTTTGCTAAGGCAGAGATCAATGAAGATTTTCCTATGCCTTTTGCCATATATGATTTAGGGCAATTCTTAGGTGGAGTTTCTTTATTCAGTAATCCTTCTATCAATTTTGATAATACGTCATACATGACTATCAAGAATGGTAGATCTAAAGTCAAGTATTTCTTTGCTGATCCTGATGTAATTACTAAACCACCAGAGAAAGATATACAATTACCAGAACATCAATTTAGTTTTCAGTTTACTAATGAAACACTATCACATTTGATGAAAGGTGCACGTGTATATCAGTTACCTGATTTGTGTTTAGAATCTGAAGGTGGTGAAGTTTGTTTAGTTGTTAAGGATAAAGAGAACGATACTTCTAATGCAGTATCTTATGAGGTTGGTCAATCTGAAGTACCATTTAAATTTAATTTTAAAATAGAAAACATAAAGATAATACCAGGTACATATGATGTTGAGATTAGTGAAAGAGTTGCTCGTTTCTGTAATAGTTCTTTGAAGTTAGAATATTACATAGCACTAGAACCTGACTCTACTTTTGGATAATGAAACTAACTCAAGAACACATTGATAGATTACAAGAGTTGATGAATCATACTAAAATGAATGGTGAGATCAACTGGCAAGATGGTGATGAACTTGATATATGCATTGGTGGTACATATGCTGCTGACAAATTTATATCTATCATTAATCGTCGTACTAATCCTAGAGGTAAGTTATTATGAACTACGTAGGATTAGAAGTTGTCTTCTGGACAATATTAGCACTCTATATTTTAACAAAGTTAGGAGTGTTTAAAAAGTGACTAAGTTATGGAGAGTATGGAAGTATGCATTGGGTTCGTTCGCTGATGAAAAGACCAAGAGGTATGATAATCTTGTACTCCTTGTTCGATCTGGCATCTTTCTTACTTATCTCATTACTAATTGTTTTATTATTAGCGGAGTAATCCGACATTGGAATGACTGATTTTGTATGGGTCGAAAAATATCGACCAAAGAAAATTGAAGATTGTATTTTACCTAATTCTATCAAGAATCAATTTAAAGCGTTTCTTGCTACAGGTCAAATATCTAATATGCTTTTACATGGTACAGCAGGTGTTGGTAAAACAACTGTTGCCAGAGCATTATGTGAAGAACTAAAAGTTGATTATATTATCATCAATGGTTCTGATGAAGGACGTTATCTTGACACAGTTAGAAACAAGGTTGCTAACTTTGCTTCTACTGTATCTTTGTCTTCTGATTCACAACATAAAGTTGTTATAGTAGATGAAGCAGATAACACTAGCACAGATGTACAACTTGCATTAAGGGCAAACATAGAAAAGTTTCATGGCAACTGTAGATTTATATTCACATGTAACTATAAGAATAAAATTTTAGAACCATTACATTCTAGATGTACTGTAATTGATTTCACAATACCTTCTGTTGATAAGAAGATGGTAGCATCTCAATTCTTTGAACGTTTAAAATATATTTTAAATAATGAAAGTGTTGATTTTGATGAGAAGGTATTACCACAGTTAATACTTAAGTTCTTTCCTGATTGGAGAAGAACACTTAATGAATGTCAACGCTATGCTGTTGGTGGTGTAATTGATAGTGGTATACTATCAAGTTTAAATGAAGTTAAATTTAAAGAACTAACTGATTCACTCAAGAAGAATGAATTTACTACAGTGAAGAAATGGGTATCTGCTAATTTAGATAATGAACCATCTCATATCTTTAGATCAATCTATGATAGTTTATATACTTACCTAGTACCTGTAACTATACCTCAAGCGGTATTGATTATTGCTAAGTACCAATATCAATCAGCATTTGTTGCTGATCAAGAAATTAATCTCTTAGCAGCATTAACTGAAATTATGTTGGAGTGTGAATTTAAATGAGAGTTAGTAGACAAGAA